GGGGCTTCGCGCCCGGGGACTAACCTCCTGTACTGCGGAGACTGTTGGAGCTCATCCAACGCAATCGAGTTCATTGTGGACACGTTCAAGTACTTGCTCAGCAAGATGAAGAATGACACATGATCTAGAGGATCAAAAAGCCTAACCAGTAAGGTCAGGTGCTACCCGGAGGCCAACACCGGGGGTTTAATGGCGCAGGCCAACCTTTTTCATTTTGCGGAGTGATACCCCTTTAGACGAACTGCCCTTAGAATAAAAAATGCCGGAGTATATCGTCGAGGCCAAGACGGTCCAAACCGGAGCTGTTCGAACTTTGAAAGAGGCTCTCAAGTGCATCCTAGTCGAAATGAGTCTTCATTTTGATAAGGATGGTATTCGCATGATTGCCATGGATAACACTCGTACAGTTCTCGTTCACCTTCGTCTCTATGCAGATAAATTCGAAAAGTATGCGTATAACCATGATTCCCCTAAGTTTTTGATTGGTGTGAATACTGATCACCTATATCGCATTGTTCGTACAGCGACCAACGATGACACAATCACGTTCTACATTGATAAGGCTGATCCTAACACACTGGGTATTCTGCTAGAGGATGGAGACCGTAAGCAAGTAACTCGTTACAAGCTGAACCTACTTGATCGCGATGAGCCGGATATTCAGCTACCTGACACTGAGTTTTCTACCCACATCACTATGCCGTCTCTAGACTTTCAGAAGATGTGTCGTGATATGACCCTTCTTGGAGCAAAGACGGTTGAAATCAAGAATGTAGGAGCTTCTTTGACCTTTGGATGTAAGGGACATTTTGCATCTCGAACAACTGTTATGGGTGATGGAGAAAACGAGTTTAGCATTCAGAAGAAAGCTGGAGATGAAATTGTGACTGGCAATTTTTCACTTCCTCATCTTGTTCTTTTCACCAAGTGCACCAACCTTTGCAACAATCTTGAAATCCACATGAAGAATGATTGGTTCCTCATGATTCGTTATGTAGTTGCTAACCTAGGTGATATTAAGCTGTGTTTGATGCCTTGTTCGGCTACTTAGACTATCAAGTACTAATTAAAATAATGGATATAGACACTGCAACAACTATTTTAGTGATTTCAAATACAATTTTACATACATGGATTATATATTCAATGTATTGGTGGTTAACCGAATGTGCTTATTGAATGAACATAGCAAGTAGATATCCGAATAGAACTTCTAAGAGCTTTACAACTGTGTGCTCGAATGAATTTCCCTTTTCTATTTTCCATTGGAATATAAAAAACCGAACATCCAAACTGTACTGTAACAAATGATACCCTAGAATAAAAAACATGAATGTAGGATAATAATAGGCTATAACTCCTGTTAGAATATGTATTATCACATAGATCGCCGGCTTATGCCATATCTGCATCCTTAAATTAATGGTACGTTCAAATATTTATATAAATGTACAAAAAAGATGGATAAAAGTTCTAGTGAAAAACAACCCACCATAACTGTTTCTACAAGAACCAGTGTGGTGAGAGCATCATTCAAATCTGTTCGGAATAAATAACTGAACAATTGTTTCAAAATCGGATCAGACGGGGCGAATGTTGTTGTGAAGGATTTTTCTGCAATTGTTACGATACATACTTTGAGGAAAATATGCTGTAACCAAACGACAACCAATCCAAAAATACTTAAACACTGAAACCACAGAACAGGATATACAGTATGAGAAATCAGTATAGAAGATGCTAACACGGTGAACATCAAAATATGAATAACAGACAATATGTAACCTAAAATATCACCATCTGTTGATAACCAGCGAAACAGAGTGGAAATTCCGTAACGTAATCGACTTTCTAAAAACAAAACAACTTGTTCTCTATTCATTATATTATTCGCGCATCACTTCGTTCAAAATAATACGTAAACTGTATAATGGATTATGTTTATGCAGCACTTGGTGGTATAAGTTGCAAAGTATTTGATGACCTAGTTGATAACAAATTAACAGATAACCAAACAGTTTTAGAAGCACTAAAAGGGTCTCAATGGATATTATTAACACTTCTTTCTCATAATGATTTTAACTTTGCCTTTTTATTTTATATGATAAACCTCCTCAATTCACTCGGCAATCCAGATGGATGGACACTTGCATATGAGAAGGCAGTATTACTAATTTTTCCATTTCTTTTTTTGATTTCATATCATACGGCCAAGTATTTGACCATGTATGATATAGTTATATTAATTTGGTTTATGGGCATTATGACATTTGAACCTTATGTCATAAAAGAAGAATATGGGTTTCAAAAAATAATAATACGAAGTTTAACTTGTGTAGGACTGTTAACTGGATTACATTTTTCGTATATGTTTCCATTTTCAGAATCTATAAAAAAGATAATGGTATATATGGTTGGATATGGTGTAATATCAGTTGGATTTCAAACTTATTTACTTTCTACTTCTACGGTTACGACGACGTAATGTGCGACCACCTCCCTTGGGGACACCCGGTAGTTCCTGTGTTTTGGCTACAGGTTCCTCTGCTGCGTCTTGAGCGGTACAGATCCCTTATTTCCCATTATAATAGCTATATATTTACTTCGGACGAGCTTTATGGGCTGTGTATGTAACGTCGTCGCCGATCTTTACATATTTCATACCAGTATTCAAATATTCATTCGTAGAGACAGTTGTAGTTGTGTTCCAAATCTTCAAAATTGAGAATGGACCTTTCGGCGACACAGTAATGCCAACTAATGTTTCCTTGCGATTTACCAGTAGTTGATTAGAAACACAGTGAACCATCATATCTACGAATGCAGCATGAATTTCAGATGCCTCGATCTTCTTGGACCATGCACCTCCTGCTTCATTTTCGGGAACATCCCAAATAGGTTCGAACCCATATCGCATAAAGAAGAACATACCGGATTCCCATGCTTCTTTAGAGATTGAATCTACAACCGACCAAAATTGCTGAGGTGTATTGACATCTGCAATCTTTACGTAACTTCTAATCGAATAATCCTTATTGTCGGGATCGTGATACCACAGAACCCATGTATAATCAAATGAAGTTTTCTCCATTTTTGTACTATATATTTTTATCGTTAAAAATGGATTCGTTTTTCATATTAACAAAGTAATAAAAACACAATGCCACTAACTGTGGAAAATGTATACTCTGTTCGATTTGGTGCGAAGCTTCCTTTGCCCCAAATGGTACAGGGTAATATTGCAAAACTCCGGATTGTTCCGGTGGTTTACAAACCTGTAAGGCCCATGCATATCAAGCACAACGGTTTTAGAAATAAGCCTGCTCTATCCGCAAACTGGAGAGAGACGGCACTTGTAGATGTCGTTCGTCGTGTTAAGGAACGTGAAGATCCAGAGTATTCCGAAATATTTAGTATTTTGAACAAAATTACGGCGTCAAACATGGAAAAGCTTTCAAACGATGCAATTGGATATATTCAAAAGCGTGACGATCAATTTCGTCTGCGAGTAACGATGCTTCTATTCGATAAGGCTATTACGCAAAATGCGTATGCGTCAGTAATGTCAGACTTTGCCAAACGTCTATCTCTTATCTTTCCAGATATTCTGGACGATTTGAGTAGTCAGATTGAACTGTTTCCAAAACTGTATAACATGACAGAAACAATTGTATTTCCTGCTTCAGACGATCCTGCTTTCGACAAGAATGTGATCGAATGGTCAATGCAGAAAGATAAGCGACGTGGATATGCCAAGTTTATCATCTATCTTTATAATCAGAATCTCATTGCAGAGTCGATTGTAGAAAAATCAATTCAGCTTGTTCTCAAAGATTTGGACGACATTGTCCGAACGGTAAAGACTGCTCAAGTAGAAGAGAATGTAACTCAATTTGTTGAGTTTCTATCCGAAACCGCAAAGTTGATTCCTAAGACGTCAATGTCTCTGCGTGGACTTTTGCGAGACGGCCTCACTGTATTTCTTAAAACTCCTAGAGAGGAGCTCAAGAGTTTGAACATGCGATCTCGATTTAAGATGGAGGATACGCTCAAATGCGTTCAATAAGATGAAGGCGAAACAGGATATAGAACAAATGTCTGCTGATTCGCTACCTCCGCCCAGTGTTCTACTACGCGCGGCCCAACTTTCAATGGCGGAGGATAAGCCTCTTTATTTTGATTATTTTCGTGAAAGCATTGAAAAGAAGTGCTGTATCGGCGTGAAGGAAGATAGCACGAAATATCTAGTTAAGTCGGATGATGAGTACACGTCAACGATCCAGTCTGTTTTTGGCTGCGAGACTTGTTACATTGTAATGACGGAGAACAGTTTATACATTGTATCAAAGGATATTCCCGTAAAGAAGATTGTATCACCATCTACGGATTAAGAAAGTAAAGTAATAATGGAGTTGCTTTTTCCACCGCCTCATTATTTATTTTTTGAACCACTTAATGATATCGAAACACAGAAGGTATGGTCAGGCTATAAAACAAAGCATGAGGCTACCTGTGAATTTTACGAAATCGATGCAACAGAAATGAATTCTGTTGACACATTCTCATCATGGTTTGATACATGGATTAGTCAAATTCCTAAACGTCAATCGACACGATTTCGCATTCTGCTTATTTGGCATTCTGAATTTCTGACATACGCATGTCAACAAATGATCCGTCGTTCACTCGAACAAAAATCATTCAGATCACGTGTTTGGTTTCATGTTGAAGATCCAACGACTATACAACCTGCTATTCAAAGTAGATGTATTACAAAACGGATTTCAACATACTTTCATACACCAAACATAAAACAGATATGACGTCTATTCGTGTATTCACCGATGGCGCGTGCGAAGGAAATGGTAAGAAAGGAGCACGTGCTTCCTATGCATGTTGGTTTCCCGAAAACAAGGAACTTTCGGTAGCAAAACGTGTACCTGAGGATGAAGCTCAAACAAATAATCGAGGAGAACTTCTTGCTATTTCGGAGGCTGCAAAAATTATACTCTCTAAATTTGCGCCTGATGAAGTTGATGTTAAAATTTATACAGATTCAATGTATTCAAAAGATTGTTTGACGAAGTGGATTCAGGGTTGGATTAAAAATGATTGGAAGACCGCAGCAGGCGGTATTGTGAAGAATCGCGATATCATTGAAGAGACCTCACGCAATCTTGCGAAGTTTAAGTCTTACATGATTATTCACGTAGCCGCTCATACAGGTGGAACGGATGAGTTTAGTAAGCATAATGAAGTCGTAGATAAGATGGCAGTTCATGTTCTTCATCCCGAAGAAGAAGTAAAAGTTATACAGAGCAATAAGGAAAGTCCAATTGTAGGATGTCCTCTTCAACTAATGGGTCCTCCGGTTTCAGAGAGAACCATTATTGAATGGTGTAAGCTAAATTTGGATAAGATTGATCAAACTGCTCTCAGTGCTGCACTCATGACTGCTCTTTCAAAGACTGTTAAGAAAAACGGATTTGAAGTTGTAAAACAGAAACTTCACAGAAACAACCAGTATCGTCTGGTCTCTGCGAATCATTTAATCGCAGGAAATACTACAATAACCAAGGAAGAATGAAGGCTGTAGCATATCATTACTGGGCTGCAGATTGCGGTCCTTGTATGAAGCTAAAGCCTAGCATGCTCGAAATGAAGGAAGACTTTGAAGATGTGGAATGGGTATCAGTTGATGTCCGCAATACGAAGACAGATCTGATTCAGCGCTACGGCGTTGGTCCAATTCCTTGCCTCGTTGTTGTAGTAAAAAACGATGTTGGTAAAGATATTTATTCTGAGAAGTGTACTGACCGTCAGTCAGTTACATCATACTTTAAGGTAATGCAAAATGCAAAGACGTATATTAAGAATAATTCTACTCCGCAATTGTCGAAGTAATTAGTTCACCATTTTTATATGCTTCACAAACAAACTGATTATCATCTGAACTACCACCTGTAGGACCTCCTACTGGCGGCAGAGCAGAATCACTTGTGTGTTCAGTTACCGGACCTGTTGATCCAAATCCCCCTGAACGACTCCCTGTAGGATTGATATTTTTATCTGTTGAAGCACTTGGAAATCTATTGCGTATCGCTTGAATTGAAAATCCAGTTATAGATGCAGCTACAACGCCAAATATAGCTGATAATACGACCGGAACTATCATATACAAACTCATCCAATAATATTCTCCCTTCCAACAACCATTTTGAGCCACAAGAAGCCCTTGAACAAGTAAAGCAACCGCAGCCAATCCTGTTAGACCAGCTACAGACTGTCCGGGGTTATTAAGTAAAATATCCATTAAGAAAAAGAAGTACAGTGAAAAAATTACAACAAATGATTGAGGAGCCAGAATGCTTTCTAAATTTTCAAAACCAGGTACAGTGCATCCTCGATATACGCGTGTATATAACGTAGTTATATCACCACTATACGATATAGCTTCTTGTATTTTTTGTGTTGTCGCTTCACGATACACCAAAATCATACTAAATAGCTTATTCAACAATACGCCTAAAACAGCTGCGATGCTTGAACCAGATTCTTTAAACTGTTGAGTAACAATATCTGTCAAGAATCCTACCATAACATATGTAACTGGAAGATACATAGCAAATATGCTAGCATATTGAAAACCTGGGTACGCTGTAGACTGACTTCCACCCATATTACTTATTTCTCAGATACAAAATACTGCTAGACTACAAATGAGTGTATACAGCTCGTCGACTACATGGCCGGCATCATGCTCGGTTCCAAACCAAAGCCCTATCAATTTGTCACAATCAAGTGCGAAACCTTGTGACTTAATGTGTGAGCTTGTAATGGACGATGTTATGGTTCCTCAGGCAAATGTTGTTGTTAGCGACGAGGGTCTAATTTTAGATAATGAAGCTGGTCTTGGATCATGTAAGTTTAATGGAGAGGGTTACACTTGCACCAAGCTTGTTGTAAATCATCCTAGCCACCACACAATTGAAAACATTCAGGCTGACGCTGAAGTCATTGCAATTTTTACAAATCCAACTGGTAAGTTTCTTTGCGTAAGTTCACTCGTTCGTGCAAATTCTGCACAGACTCCGGCTACTCATTTTTTTAATTCATTCGTAGGATTTGCAGACACAACTAAACCGTATACAACTGTAACTTTGGGTGAAAATTGGGCTCTAAATATGATGGTTCCTCCGGCAGGATCTTATTATGTCTACGATGGATCTATGGTGTTCCCTGGTTGCGAACAGGCAAAATGGGTTGTTTTCAAGGCAATGATTAACATCGATCCTAACGATTTTGCTAACCTAGTAAAGACTAATTCTCCTGGTTCTCGTCCCGTTCAGCCACTAGGAGACCGTGAAGTATTCTTTAATGATATTGCGTCTTTACCTGGTGGTCCAATGCCTCACGATAATAAGGCGTACATGCGCTGTAAGCGTTTAGGTAAGAAGCAAGATGTGAAGCCTGTATCTGCTCCAGATGTCAAGGGTGAAAAAACAAAGGCTACTGCTGTTTCTGGTATTACCAAGTTTGTATCGGATATGTATACCCAAAATGAGGCAATGCAAGTGTTGGACGCTATATTATTAATAGTTGCAGTTGCATTAGGAGCGTATGCAGCATGGCAAATAAAAAGTGCTGAATTCTTAGTCATGCCTGCTATTTACGCAGAAAGCGCTGGTGCTAGTCTTCGTGTATACCTTTTGTATATTTTTACATGGTGTTACGAAACATTTCAGATGATTATACATCCGTCAGCAGCTCTTGCTAAAATGGAAGCACAACAGATACTTTAATCTCAGTGACGCTCTTCCCATGTTTGACCCGTATCCTTCTCGGACCACACAGTTTCCTCCTCTTCGGGAGTAAGAGGACGATTTGCAATCTCCTCCATGTTCTTCTCTTTGTGTCGACGATTCTTGCTATAATCAACAACCTTCCAGACACTGTCTGCAGGAATGTTCATTTGCTCAGACTCTTCCGGTTCAACAAAATCAGTAGTTTCGACAAAACGCCGAGTATTATTGAACTTTGGCATCACAAAGTGACTAGGTGCCGTCTTCGTCTTCTCAAACTCAGCCATCTGTGCAGCCTTCTCAGCTTTTAGCTGACTGTCTGCGTCCCACTCTTTTGCGAGATCACTAAACTTCTTGTCGCCTCCCCAAACACGCGTGCTGGTAGGTGTAGGAACTAGAGCTGGGAAATTATCCTCGGTCTTCACAAGTGCCTTCTGAAGTTCAGCATCCTTTTGGGTCTGCTTAGCAATCTTAGCCTGTTCCGCAGCCTTCCATGTGGGAACCCATTTGATATTGTTGAACTCAGACATTTTATTGATATTTAGATATATTGTAATCAGTGTAATCCGTTTTTACAAAAGAAAAACGGAACTTAATAAACGTATTTCACTCATCTGCAAAATGGTCTATGCAGTTTCTATTTCGCAAGAAGGACTTGTCGGCGAAGTACAAATTCCACCGAAAACTGTAGATGTTCTAGAATGGGTTCGCAAGAAGTATAAGAATCCGAGTTACCAATTTCAGGGTAATCTTGCACATCCTCTAAAAGAAAACTTTCAGTTAAATTTGTTTGCTTGCATTGCAGGAGAAGATGATTCAATTAATCAACATCTGCTTCCATCTCCGTTTGATGAAGAATCTTACACTGGGAATATTGTGATTCTTATGTCAGAAGATGATGAAGAGAAATATAAGCCAACCGCATCCGAATATACAAATTTGCGTTCAGATGATTATTCTCTACTATACGAAGAATGGAACTTTAGTAACGAAGAAGATGAAGATGAAGATGGTGTAGAACGTGAAGAAGATGAAGAGGATGAAATTGAAGAGGCTCCAGTTGTAGACGAAGATGCAACTGTAAAGCAAGTATATCCCGTTCGTCTTATCCAAACTAAGTCAAAGAATGTATTTATTGAGTGTGCTATTCGTGATGTTGTAATTCGAAATTTTCAAGAACTAGTTGGAGATGAAGATATTGTAAAGGAACTTGAACATTCAATTCTACATGCCGTAAGTGATGAATCGATTAAGGAGGGCATTGAAGTTGATTGGGGAAATCGTATCTTCTGGAACATGTATCGAAATCGTGCAATTTCTCTGTATGAAAACTTGCGTGGTTCAGATAGTTATGTTCAAAATACGGAGAATTGGCTAGAAAAACTTAAAAATAACGAAATTAGTCCTCGTAACTTGGTACAGCTATCCCCTGTTGAACTGTGTCAGTATCGTTGGAGAGATGTGGTTGAACAGGCTATTGAGAGCGAAAAGAAGTTGTACTCTAAGAGTGAGAGTGCTTCGATCATGATGTGGTGTTCTGGTTGCAAGAAGAAGACTAAGTGTGACTACTATCAGATGCAGACTCGTTCGGCGGATGAACCGATGACAACGTTTGTAACTTGTCTCGAGTGTGATCGTCAGTGGAAATTTTAATAGGAACTTCTTTAATGTGAAAACGCGGACTCAATTCTTCGTGATATACATGAATTGGATCTAATCCATTCGTAATTTCGGGCTTTGTGATGTCTGGAGTTGTAGCGTAAAATTTCTGGCGGAATAGCTCAATAACTGGATCAGGTATTTGGGGGCTTGTTTCCATTAAACGATCGAGTTGATCGCGAATAACTTTTAGCATATCTTTTGCTGCCATTCTCTCCGAACGAGGAAGTGACAATTCAATCATAATAAATCTATGTATTTTTGAATACGTCATTGCAGCTGATCTATGTGCCTCTGATCTTTTTCCCCATCCAAAATAACTTGATACTGTATTTAGAACACCTATTGATAATGTCAGACACCCAATTGCAAGACTAGCTGTATTTGCTAGTCCTGGAAATATTGCCGTGGATCCAATTGATGCAGAACCAGAGAGAGTTGATAATAAAATAGTAGGAAGTGTAATATATGTATCCATTCGTGTATAACGTTTTTGAGAATTATTATGTAACCATGAATAGCATAACGCTCTTTCGCCTTCCTGAGAAAGAATTAACTCAAGTTGAGAATTCCACGATACTGTTGTAGATGATTCGTCCATATTTTAAACGCATGAATTTTCATATAAACAATGTAAAAATACAAATGGACGAAGTTCGCCAAACAATTAAAAATTGGATTTCACTGGATGACGAAGAACGCAAACTACGTCAACAAATTAAAGAAATTCACAAGAAAAAAGTAGAAAGTTCGGGCGCTATTTTGGAGTTCATGAAAGCAAATGAAGTAGATAACTTTGCAATTGAAGGATCTGGAGTAGGTAATATTTCACGTTCAGTTCGTACATCTCGTCCTGCTCTAAAAAGATCTCAAATTCGCACACAGCTTCTTCTACAGTTTGCTGATCAGCCGCAACGGGTGGCCGAAGCGCTTCGTGCAATCGAAGGTATTCCTGAAGGAGATGATATGTCTGTTGGTGGAACTCAGCGTGAACTACTTGTGAGACACATTCCTCGTGTTAAGAATACTGTTGTTCTAAATAATGCGTAGAGCATCCTTTGCCGCTAATTGTTCCGCTTGTTTTTTAGTAGGTGCTGTTCCGACTCCAATATGATTTCCTTCTTTATCTAGAGCAGCCATTGTATAGGAATTTGTAGACGATGACACAATTGCATATGTAGGTGTATGGTGAAACTTTGATTGATATAGCTTTTGAAGCTGTTCCTTAAAGTTTCGATTATTTCTCAAAATTTCCGGAATGTCAATATACATTTCAATTAATGAAATGACAAATGTTGAAACAATTTGAAAATTATTTTTTGAATCTATCCAAAGTGCTCCGATAAATGCTTCCAAAATATCGGATAACTTTTTAGTATTTGTACGCCCACCACAGTTTTCTTCATTGTGTCTTGATATGATGTAAAATCTATCAAGACCCAACTTTTGACTCAACTCTCCAAGTTTTTCGTTACAAACAATTTCCTTCTTCAAGTCTGTAAGAAATCCTTCGTTTTCTTCTGGATACCGTCTGAACAAGTAGGTCGATACAGCTGCTCCCAGAATCGTATCGCCCAAATGTTCCAATCGTTCATACGATTCATCAAACAAATGTAGACAATTTTTAGGACAATCTGCAAGATCAGTTTCTTCACCAGTAGGTGTTGTATACTTTTGTTTCTTTACATACGAAGAGTGAACCATCGCAGTTTGAAACAAACTGTTATTTTTAACAGTAAATTCTGTTCTATGTGTAGACAGAATTAACTGAATGTCTTTTTTTGAAAACAGTCTGTTGTTTGTGTTATAGGGGTTATATAGCATCATTTATTTAGTACCTCTATGCTTTCGGCGTCGTGTGGTCCGTTTTTTACGACCACCAGAAGCTGGAGGTGGAGCTTGTTCATCATACGGTACAAACTTACCCTTTGCAAGATGAGGTTCAACGTCTTTGGCAATTTTTCTAAAATTTTCAGATAGCATGTGGTACTTAAGAGGATTTGTAGTCTTCAGATCGTCGAGAACTTTGACCAATCCAGTCGAAGTTTCACTACTAAACTCACTGATAAGAATATCAACCTTATCAGATTGTTTACGTAAAAAATCAGCCAACTTATCCATTGCTACTTCAGCTACTGCACTTAATGCCATTATTATATGAAACGTTTTTACTCTGCAACCGTTCGAGTAATAGCAAATTCATCTGCAACTAGACTCGCTTTCTTGGTTTTAAGAATATAATCCAAACAGTCAGTTGAGTTAGAGTTTTTAGTTGAATCAAAGTAACCTTCGAGCATAGTCTTGAGTTCCTTTTGCGAAATGCTCCACGGTTTATTCCATGTTTGAGGACGCTGGATTCGAATAATCGAACCATCCTCCTGATTTTTTAGCTTATCAAAATTTTTGAAGTCGTCTTGTTTGAGAATTTCAATCATCTTCTGTTCTACGCCTTTACGAGCATCGCGTAGTTCGTATACACGATTATTTAGACCGCGTAATTCATTATCGTACGTTGCATAGCTACGTGTTAGCTGGCGTAGAGTATTGATATGCTCCTCCATTTTTGAATAACTATTAATTGTCCAGAACATAATCCGTTTTGAAGATAAGGATGTCATTCAGCGAGGATGAAATAGAAAATTTGAGAATGGTGTATAACAAGGAACATTCGTCGGAAACACCAATTCAAAAGGGCGATAGTGCAAAAATATGGACCGAACTGAAGAAACGGTTTCACAGTCACTGCAGAACAGATACAGCTGAATGTATTATAACTTCAATGTTATCCAAACCTCGCGCTCCAGATTCATGGGTAACAAATCCGGAACAATGGTTATCATCCGATGAAATTGAAGATCTGGAAAAACAATATATGAAGTTATTTGCAAATTATTCATTTGTCGGTGCGTTTCCTATTGATTTTGATAAGAGAAACAAGACGGGTCAATGTCTAGTCAGTTCATTATGTTCGATGGACATTCAGTCACTATATAAGCAAGGTAAAACTCAAATTGGTATTATTTTTAATACCGATGTAAGCACTGGTCCTGGTCAACATTGGATCGCATTATTTTGTGACATTCGTCCTGAATTAGAATTTCCGCGCATTACATTTTTTGATTCGTATGCACAGAAGCCTGAAAAGGAGGTAAAGGTTCTTATGAAACGATGGAAAGACCAATGGGATGCAACAAAGATACATTCAAAGCCGATGGTTATGAGTTATAATAAAACACGTCATCAATATCAAGATTCGGAATGTGGAATGTATTGTTTATATTTTCACTACTGTTGCTTACTTGATATTCCGATGAATGAAAAGATTCCAGATGAGGTTGTAAGAGGGTTACGTGGGATGTTATTTCGTGTTGGAAGTAAATAATGGAGCCGTCATATTTGGACACACTAAAATCATATATACCTGAAGGGTCTACTTGGGTATATGCTGTTGCATTTATCATTGGCGCTGTCATTGTGTGGGCTATTTCAACAACTGTGTATCACGCGGTTACACCTTCGGGAACGCAGGCTAAAATAACGGCAACTTCTACATTTTCTGCATACGAAAAGGTAACAAAGCTGGCTCCTCTTGGTTGCCCAACAACACCTATTAATATGAGATTATGTGATTACTATGTTGCATCTTCGTCCTATTCATTATATCCCGGAGCTAAGGTATATGATTACGTATCCGATTCTATTCTTCCTCTCGTTATTAAAGCCGGCCCTCGTCTTGTTGAATTAGATATTTATGACGATGGAAATGGTAAGCCAGTTGTTGGTCTAAAGAATCAAAAGCTAGGAACAGATTACGCGTATAACACGGTGCCGTTTGAAGCATGTTGTGTTTCAATTGCAAATAATGCGTTCAATAGTGTAAGTTGCCCTGTTTCTTCCGACCCTTTTATGCTCAGTTTAGTATTCCATACGAACAAAACAACTACAATTAATGCATGTGCCGAAATTTTGAAAACAACATGCCGCGCCTATATGTTGGATAGTACCTATAGCTACCAACGTAAGAATATAGCCGTCGAGCCTATTTGCAATCTACAACGCAAGATTATCATTGTGAGCGGTGGTGTCATGAAAGGTACACTCATGGAAGAGTTAGTTAACCTCTCATGGTCGACATCTCATTTACGTCGCTTGACATATATGGAAGCATCTCAGACATATGATCATGAGGAACTCATCAAGCATAACCGTAACTCGATTACAATGGTTGTTCCCGACATTGGTGCAGATTTAACAAATTATAATCCTCAAATTTTGTTTACATATGGCTGCCAGTGGGTCATGATGAACTATGGTTCTGTCGATAGTATGATGGAATTATACATTGGTGAATTTCAGGAAAATAGCTTAGTCCTCAAGCCCGAAGCGTTACGCGAGCTTGTTCCTAAAAAGTACAAAACTCCTGTTCAGCCTGATCCCGCGGTATCGTTTCAGCCTATGCAAAAAACGTCGCCTATCTACAACGTGGTTGTATAAAAACTCTATCATACAATACAAAATGGCAAACAAGTGGCTCGCTCATGTTAAGAAGACGATGAAGACGATGAAGTCAAAGGGTAGTTACAAGAAGGGCGATGGCCTCAAGAAGGTAATTATGGAGGCGAAGAAGACGTATAAGAAGCATGGTGGTGGTCCCGATGGTGAAGACGAGGTCGTTGGCGGTGAAGAGGGTGGCAAGCGTCGTCGTACGCGCCGTCGTCGTCACCATTAAAAAATTCAGTATGCTTAACATATAAAGACAAATGGGTGGTGGTCTATTACAGCTCGTCGCCTGTGGCGCCCAAGATGCATACCTCAGTGGCAATCCGCAAATTACGTTCTGGAAGGGTCTCTTCAAGCGCCACACCA